CGTTTTAATATGGGTGAATGTAGAAACGACTATGGGGGATATTTTATTATAGACGGTAAAGAAAAGGTTATTATATCACAAGAAAAATTTGCCGATAATATGCTTTATATAAGAAAAAACAAAGATGATGATGTATATAGTCATTCGGCAGAAATCCGATCAGTTTCTGAAGATACTTCAAAAGCAATTCGAACAACTGCTATTAAAATTGTGGCGCCTTCACCTAGTTACAGTAACAATCAAATTGTGGTTGCTGTGCCAAATGTCAGGAAACCTATACCTCTCTTTATTTTAATGAGAGCCTTAGGTGTTGTTTCGGATAAAGATATTATTCGTTATTGTTTATTGGATATTGAAAAAAATAGCAACTATGTTGATTTTTTTATACCGTCAATTCATGACGCAAATAAGATTTTCAATCAAGAAACCGCACTCGAATATATTGCGAGTTTCACAAAAAGGGGTACTATATCTAGTGTAATGGAAATTTTATCCGATTATTTTCTGCCACATATTGGCGAATTAAATTTTTTAGATAAAGCATATTTTGTTGGATATATGACTTTTCGTCTATTAAAGGTTTACAACAAGGAGGAAAAACCAACAGATCGCGATAATTTCCGTTTTAAAAGAGTGGAGTTGACAGGTTCCTTAATTTATGATTTGTTCAGAGAGTATTATTTAATACAGAAGAAAGCGATTACTCAAAAGATTGATGAAGAATATTATTATCACAAAGGCGAGTATAAAGATGATGAAACATTGTCTAGAAGAGAGAAGAAGAATTTAAAGGGAAAACCTGTCGAAACAAACAGATATCAGGATAATTTTATTGGTCTAATTGAATCTAATGTCAAAACATTTTTTAAAGATAGAATTGTAGAGACTGGTTTCAGAAAGGCGTTCAAGGGTAACTGGGGTTCTGAAGAACATACAAAACGTCTTGGTGCTGTACAAGATTTGAATCGATTAAGTTGGAACACATTTATTTCTCATTTACGTAAAATAAATTTGCCTCTTGATTCTAGCGCTAAGGTTGTTGGTCCACGTCTTCTAAATAGTTCTCAATGGGGTTTTATTGATCCACTTGATACTCCTGATGGCGGTAATATTGGTTTACATAAACATATGTCTATTAGCGCTCATATTACGAGTGGTTCTTCATCTAATCCAATTATTAAATGGTTAAGAGCAAATACACCCATGAAATTAAAATTAGAATGCTCACCTGAATATTTAGCAAATAATTCAAAAGTATTTGTAAATGGAAATTGGATAGGTGTTGTTGATAGACCGATTTCTTCTGATGGCGAAATTGGATTAATTGAAATGTTAAAATTATTTAGACGCAATGGTGTCATACCCGTGTTTACTAGTATATCGTTTGATTATGAGCGTAATGAAGTCAATATTTACACTGACGCCGGAAGACTTACAAGACCTATTTATTATATTGATAATGGTGTACAAAGTTATAATAGAAAGGATTTTGTTGAAAAATTAAATGATGGTTCTATTACTTGGACCCAAGTGGTTTCAGGACTTAAAAAAAAATTGGATGAAAAATTCAATATAAAAAATAATAAATTATATGATTTAAAGGATTTATATGATGTTGGCGCTAGTCAAGAAAGTGTTATGGATATTTTACAAAAAAACAAGTCTATTGTGGATTATGTTGATACGTCTGAAGAAGAAACCGCATTAATTGCTATTAACCCAGAAGACCTTAAAAAGAGCAAATATTATACTCATATGGAAATAGACCCTTCACTTATTTTGGGTGTTATGGGTAATCAAATTATATACCCCGAAAATAACCCATTTCCCCGTGATGCGTTTTCGTGTGGTCAAAGTAAACAAGCGGTGTCTGTTTATCATTCAAATTATCAAATGCGAATCGATAAAATGGGTGTTGTTTTGAATTATGGTCAGATACCTTTGATTAAATCAAGATATATGGAATATATTAATAATGAAGAACAACCTTATGGTGTTAATGCGATTGTAGCAATTATGTCATATACTGGTTATAACGTGGAAGACGCTATTTTAATTAATGAAGCGTCTGTCGCTCGAGGTATTTTTAGAACTACTTATTACTCTATGTATGAAGCGCGTGAAGAAAGTTCCAAAGTAACCGGTTCTACTAGTTCAAAATTTGCTAATATACAAAAAAATAATGTAGTTAAATTGAAACAAGGTTTTGATTATAGTTATTTGGATGATCACGGACTTGTAAAAGAAAATACTGAATTAAATGATAAGGTAATTGTAATTGGTAAAATTAATTCTAATTTGGAAAATAAAGATGTTTGGATCGATGATTCGGTAAAGACAAAGAAGGGTCAACTCGGTTTTGTAGATAAATCCTTCATAACTTTGGGAGAAGAAGGGTTCAATATTGCGAAAGTTAGAATTCGCGAAGAACGTATACCCGCAATTGGTGATAAAATGGCTTCACGCGCCGGGCAAAAAGGGACTTTAGGTCTCATCATTCCCGAACAAGATATGCCTTTTACAGATGATGGTATTCGTCCGGATTTAATTATTAATCCACACGCTCTTCCATCTCGTATGACAATTGGACAAATTGTTGAATCGTTATTTGGCAAAGTGTGTACCAGTTATGGAGCATTTGGTGACTGTACTGCATTCCAAGTAAAAGGTTCCAATTATTCTACCTACGCTCCTTTGTTAGTTGAACAAGGATTTCATAGTAGTGGTAATCAATTACTTTATAATGGTATGACTGGAGAACAGTTGGAAGCAAATATTTACATTGGTCCCACATATTATATGCGTTTGAAACACATGGTTAAAGATAAAATCAATTATCGTGCGCGCGGTCCAAACACAATGTTGACAAAACAACCGGTCCAAGGACGTGCAAATGATGGTGGTTTGCGTATTGGTGAAATGGAACGTGATGGAGTATTAGCGCACGGTATGTCTTATTTTTTGAATGAATCTTTTATGATTCGTGGCGACGAATATTATATTGCGGTTTGTAACAAAACCGGTGCTATTGCTATTTATAATGAGGCGAAAAATTTATTTTTAAGTCCTTATGCGGATGGTCCAATTAAGTTTGTAAGTAATCCCGACGGTAGTCAAAATATCAAAAACTTGAGTAAATTCGGTCGTTCATTTAGCATATTAAGAGTGCCATATTCTTTAAAACTGTTGATTCAAGAGTTACAAGTTATGAATGTGCAAATGCGTATTATTACAGATGAAAATGTTGATCAACTTTTAAGCATGTCTTATTCCGATAATATTAATAAATTATTACAAGTTGGTAATAAGGATCTTAAAGATGTAACAAAAGATTATTCTAAAAATATGAGCGACAAGGTTTATAAGGAAAATAAATTAGGACAAAAACAATTAAAATTAGATGAAAAACCCTCTTTACCTGAACCTGTTACACTAGATACCGAAACAAATAATAATGAAGAAAACACAAGATATAAAAGAGGTGAGGAAGTTGAGGTTAAAAATGAAGAGACTCGTGAATTTAATCACGCACAAATACAAAAGACTTATTTCGCCAACGAAGGCGAAGAAATATATGATGTGCTTTATGATGATGGTGAAATAGAACAACAAGTGTCTAGTTTAAGAATCAGACCTTATAATCAGGGATACGTTGGTAATTTTAATCCTGTTTCACCACCACAACAATTTAGTCCTGTTTCACCACTACAACAATTTGATTCTAATTCTCCTTTATATAATCCAAATTCACCTCCTATACAATATGTTCCTAACTCACCACCATATGTTCCTAACTCACCACCATATAATCCCATTTCACCTCCACAAACACAAGCACAAACTCCAATACAAATACAAATTCAAACAGCACCACAAACACCAAGTCCTAGTATTTTAGAGATACAACCACCACCAAAAGAGGAATCAAAAGAAGAATCAAAAGAAGAAGATAGTATCAGTTCTGAAACTAAAAAAGTAAGCGTTAATGAAAATAGTAGTGAATCTAGCAATTCAACAGATTCTACAAAAAAAATTACATTATAAATAAAAATGAAATAAAAATAATTGATTATGTTAATATTATATAATATAATGACCAGTCAGAACTCAAGTGCTTTAATTTCAACTGTTTATACTTCTAGAAATATTATTCTAGATTTAATGGGTAAACAAGGTTATAATGTTGAGGATTACGCAAATTTCAGCATTAGTGAAGTAAATTCAATGAAACAAAATAACCAATTGGACATGCTTTTGGAGAAAAAGGAAGAGGATCCTGTCAGCAAGCGTAAAAATAAAATATATATTCGATACTATTTAGGTAAGACAATTCGACCTGCGAATCTTCAGGAAATGATAGATGATTTGTTTAATTTAGAAGAAATATTGAAAAAGGATGATACATTATTTATAGTTATTAAGGATGAAATAAATGAGACATTGACAAACGAACTAAAACATATTTGGGAAACCGATGGAATCTTTATTGTTATTGAAAATATTAAACGATTACAATTTAATATACTGGAACACGATTTGGTTCCTGAACACAATATAGTTCCTGAATCTAATGTAATTGAAATAATGAAAAAGTATAATATTACAGATAAAAATCAATTCCCGGATATTTCGAGATTTGACCCAGTATCGCGAGCAATTGGGTTAAGACCGGGACAATTATGTCACATAGTTAGACCCAGTAAAACTGCTATTAAGGCGGACTATTATAGAATTTGTGTTTAAAAAATAAAGTATTTCTAATATTTATATTATTATGGATAATAGTATAAATATTCTAGGTCCAGACGCCGTTGGTTTCACAATTTACAGTAAAAGTGGTTGCCCAAATTGTACAAGGATTAAAAAATTATTGACTGAAAAAAAACAAACTTTTGTCGAGATTAATTGTGATGAATATTTAATCGAAAACAAGAATCTTTTTTTATTATTTATTGAAAATTTAGCGCAAAAAGAATGTAGGGTATTTCCAATGATATTCAATAATGGCACATTTATTGGTGGATTCAATGAAACACAAGAATTACTAGATAAGCAACTATGTTTTGATGAAAATGATGGTTTTAAATTTTAATAATATAATAATAATCATTGAAAATATAATGAAATAATATATATAATGGAATATACGAATGAAAAACAATTTATGTCGCAATTTGAGAAACCTGAGATATTTACAGAAAAAATACAAACATTGCAACAACAATTACCACCTGTTTTAGACGATTTTAACAAATACTTTGTTTTATACCATACAGATCCAAACTATCCTGAATTTGAGACAACTTTTAATAATATAAAACAAAATTTAAATAATATGGGATCATCTCTATTTATGGTGTCAAATAATGTTGACACTAATATTGAAAATATTAATAAAGCATTCAAAACATTAGATATTTTAATCACCAGAGAGAGAAGACAAAATCGCGAATTAAGACGTAAGTTGGGTATTATTGAAGATAAAAATAATAGTTCTAAGGAACTTATTAATAATTATAATGAAATGTATGATACTGATTATTTACGCAATTGGGGTCTGTTTTTAAGTACTATTGTAGTTGGTGTAGGTATATCAAAAATGTTTACTTCAGGATAATACATTAAAATTTTATTTTTTTAATATAATTAAATTTTAATAATGTTGTTTTCATTGCATAAAAAAAGTACGTTGTTTTCTAATCGAGATAAAATTGTTACCCCGTTTACAATGGTTCGAAGTGTTAATCCTGTATTAAATGAATATCTTAAAAATACTGAATATAAATACATAAAAAATATTGAAAATCATAAAACAAAGAATTTATTGTTTGAAAAAAAACCAGCAGATAGTTTGACAATTTTACCAAGTGTGATTTTTCTCTCTTTAACAACAATAATATATTATTTTTATTCGAAGTGAACCTAATTTATTGTTTTCTTTTATAAATATATATAAATGATTAATAATCAAAATAATAATACTATAAATAATAGCAATAATAGTAAAGAAAATAAAAATAATAAAGAAAATAAAAATACTACTAATTATAAAACAGTAAAAACAAGTGTAATTAATTTAGAAAAACTACAAATAGAATATAACTCTCAATTAAACCAATATAAACAAGCTGTTGCCAATTATGTTAATTATTTACAGCAAAATGCGAATGCACCGAATTCTACACCTAATTATACAACCATTCAAGGCAAGGCGTTTTGGGGATCAGGACAAGCAGGCACCCAAAGTGTTTATAATGTAAATACTACACAACAATGTCAGGCGTTGTGTGCAAAAACATCTAATTGTTCTGGAGCAACATTTAATCCCGACATAAATGGTGAACCAATGTGTTGGTTAAGAACTGGAGAGGGTGAATTAGTTCCAGCGTTAGATACAGATAATGCCATTATACCTCAAGCAGAAGAATATTTATTAACAATAGAAAGTATTAATAATCAATTAATATCTACAAATCAACAAATTCAAAATCTTATTAATCAAAGTGAACCTGTATATAATTCAATTCAAACCAAAAATCAGGAAAAAAACAAAGAATTGATAAAAAATTATAAGCAACTTTCTGTTGAAAGAGAGAAAATCACAAAAATGTTAAGTTCATATAAGGACTTAGATCAAACTGAAAGTCAAAGTGAACTAAAAATTACAAGAAATTATTACACTTATATTTTATTAGTTGCCCTTGTTATAGGTTCTATTTTCTTATTATATAAGTTTTCGAATTTGTTAACTGCTAGCGAAACACCGAAAATAAGCGAATATTATCCACAAACAGGCGGAGAATTATCTGAAGGGACAAGTGTAATTCTTTTAACAATCATAGTTTTTATACTTATTGGAAATTATTATACAAATCTTAAAACTACTACCGTGAATGTTGGAAACAGCACAGTTAGTACAATTAGTTCATTATTTAGTAATATAACCAATTTTTTTTCATTGAGTGATAATTACTAAAACAATATATTTCTTATTATATATCAAAAATTATAAAATATATAAAATATATAAATGAGTTCTTCACAACAAATACAAACACTTAGCAATCAATTTAATACGCTTTTATCAGAATATCAAAGCACTTACAATAATTTTATTAATGCTATAAATTCAAAAGATAATAGTTTTACAACAGTTGATAATAGCGCTTTTAATGGTTCTAATATTATCAATACTACAACTGAATCTAGTTTGAATGATTGTTCAACTGCTTGTTCTTCTAATTCTTCTTGTAGTGGCGCTACATTTACAACAAATAATAATAACTGTATATTGAGTAGTGGGAATGGAAGTATAATTAAATCTAACAATTCTACTGCTATTGTAAAACAAGGTATGTATTATAGTTATCAATTACAGAAAATAAATCAGCAATTGATGGATATTAATAAACAAATTAACGATAATGTTAATAAATCTTATGACACTTACCAAACAAATTTAGAACAAGTTAGTCAAAGAGATCAATTATTACAACAAAATTATACAGGATTAACACAGGATAGAGAAAATATTGAAATAATGGTTAGAGAATTTGAAATATTAAATTCGGCGCAAGAAAACGGTGATATTAAGACTATAATGAATTATTATAACTATATAATATTACTATTAATAGTTATCCTATTAATATTTTTGCTTATACGATTTTCTATTCCTAGTCAACAATATGGAGGGTCAAACATACACGGGTTTTTTTCAAAAATAATTGGTTATAACAAATAAATAATTAATTAATTTAATATAAGTTTTTGTATCTATTTATATTAATATGTCTAATATAGCAAATTTATTTTCAAATTTCACTGATTTAGTAAAACCTAAATCTGTAACAGATAGCGCTAGTGAATATAAAAAACCTGTTTCAAATCCAATTAGTCTATCTTTAAATCAAGGCAATAAATTTAATAAATACCAAAAACAAATCAAAGATAAGGTTAAAAATAACGTTAAAATTGTAAGTGGTATAGAAGGATTTCAATCAAATACCGATAATCAAAATGAAAATGTAGCAGATAAAATAAAATTTAATAATTTACAAGATAACAAATTAACAAATAAAACGGTTGATCTACTTCAAAAAAACAATTTATCTCAAAATAGAGAGCAAACAATAGCAAATTTACGAGCAAACTACGCTTCTACGCTTACACAATATGAAAAATTATTGTCAACTATTAGTAGTGGAAGAACCAATTATATTAATCGTGTAAGTCCTAATAATCCTTATTTAGGAAAAGTTATTCAATTACAAGATGGCGCTTTATTTTATGTTACAAATCAAGGTGTCGCAAAACAAATCCCTAATATGGAAATTTATAACGCAGTATCCGGACAAAATGGGTTTCCACCTCAAGGACAGATTACACAAGTTTCAATATCTTGGTCTAATAGTTATTCTACTCAAGGCGCTACATTACCAACAACACCACCATTAATTATAGGTACTCCTATACAAACAGGTCAAAGTGTTGGAAATGAAGGTTCTAATGTATATGTGAATACAATGATTAGTAATCCTAGTACTAAATATACTGGTTGTTATGCGGATAATACTTCATCACCATTAATGACTTTTATTGGTGGATCACCACCACCTCCTAACACCGCTACTATAGTAAATGGAAATTTCAATGAACCACAAATTGCGCAAAATACTTATAATGGTTATTGGGGTACGAATACCGCGGTTCCAGGATGGTATTTTAACGCTATGTTGGTAAATTCTTACGTGAATTCTTCTTATCCAATTCCGTATCCAAATGGTAACCAATGTGTATCAATTTATTATAACCAATATATTTACCAAGTACTTAATTTATCAACCGGATCCTATACACTATCTTTTTACCTTTGCGGTAGTAATATTGGCAGCGGTGGTAATCCAATTAATCTTACAATAGCGAGCACTGGTTCACCAGGTCAAGCAACCCAAACATTTTCTTTTACTCCACCAGTAGATACATGGACTCAATATACCCAAGAATTTAATATTACAGTATCAGGACCATTCCAAATCACTTTTGCAGGCACTACAAGCGGATTATATAGCGCTTTAACTAGTGTTTCGTTGTCGTCTAGTGAAAATACAACTGCTGGAACTTATACATATAGTATGTGTGAACAAGCGGCGATAAACGAAGGATACAAGTTTTTTGCTTTACAAAATGTGGATCAATCTACATCACAGGGTTATTGTGCGGTTTCAAATGATGGTATTGCTTCTACACAAAAAGGTTCAGCATATATAGCATCCACAAAAATCTCATTATGGAGTTCAAATACAAGTGGTCAACCAGGATCATACGCTAGTTTTAATAATGGTGCGATTAGCATTATTGACCCAAGTGGTGCCTCCATATTTTCAACTCCAAATAATAGTACCCAACCAAGTAATTATATTGGTTGTTATGCGGATCAATCTACTAGAGCAATGAGTAATACAATTTCGAGTTCAGGTGAATTGTTACCTGCTACTGGACCATATTCATGGAGTTTTGGAGTTCAACAATGTCAACAAGCTGCGCAGCAAAATAACATGTCTTATTTTGGATTACAAGATTCTAATGTTGAAGGACAAGCACAATGTTTTACGAGTAATGATTTACAACAAACACAACAATATGGTGTTGCTAGCAATTGTACGCAGTTTTCTGATGGCACATGGCAGGGAGGAGCATGGTCTAATGCTGTATACAGTACATCAACTCCAAATAGCAACTTTTTTTTGATTTTACAATCTAATGGAAATATGTCTATTAATTTGGGTTCTTCTCCAACAGATAACCAAGGATTAATATGGAGTGCGGGAACTAATGGCAAACAACAGCAAGGAAATCCTTTAATGGTTGCTTCTAGTAACAAATTTGGACAAAATTGGATGCCAAATGGATCCTTATTATATCCAGGTGAATATTTAAGTTCTACAAATGGCAATCTTGTTTTAATGATGCAAGCAGATGGAAATCTTGTTTTATATACTTATCAGACAACTACAAATTGTCAAAAAATGGCGGATGGAAATATGGGAGGAGGTGCTGGCGCCAATGCTTTATATACATTAAGTCAAGTTGGTGTTCCTACAAATATGGCGCAACTTGCGTATATTGATCAAAATTCTGAGTTACATTCTTATCCATCTACAAATGCGGCGTACACAAATACATATACGACGTTAACAGGAACAGATAGCACAGGAAATGATATTTCAGGCGCTGCTTATGGAAACGCAACAGTTGAACAATGCCAAACTACTTGTAATAATAATAGCGAATGTGCTGGGTTTTCATTTACTAATAATATGTGTTATCCAAAGACTTCTAGCATGTATCCTACAGGCGAAATACAAACAAATCCAAATGTTGATTTATATGTTAGAAATAAAATGCCACAGACTCCTCCAATGGGTGTTACTACAAATACCAATAATATAGATACAGTCTTATATCAAAATTATATTAATGGCGGAGAAATCGGTGAGTCATATGGTATTGCAAACGCTACATCTGTTCAAAAACAACAATTACAGCAATTACAAACTAAGATGAATTTATTGTCAAACCAAATAACCAATTTAACAAATCAATTTGAAAACGGTAGTCAACAACTAGAACAACAATCACAAACTAATACTCAAAGTTTGAATAAATATATTAAAGATATTAAAAGAACAAATAAAAAAATTATAAAATTCGATACAAATGTAGATAATATTTTACAAGACAGTGATATTGTTGTTTTACAACAAAATTATGATTATTTATTTTGGTCTATAATAGCTGTAACTACTGTAATAATTTCTATGAATATTATTAAAAAATAATTCAAAAATATTATATAATTATCTTCTTATAATTTATATAATGTCTGAAAATAATAGCGCTCAACAAAATAATGAACAATTGCTCGATGATATTCAATCATTACAAACAATTGAACAACAATTATTTAGCAGTTTAGAGAATAATCCTAGTTTAACAACAGAACAACAACAAAAAATTGTTGAAAAAATGAATCAACTTTCAAATATGCGCATTAATTTATATCAAACTTTAAGCGGTGTTAATAATTATTATCAAAATGCGTTGACTACAACAAGTGGTACATTAAAAGATCAAACTGCTGCTATTTATATTGTGGAAAGTGAATTAAATAAGTCAAAACAAAAATTGGAATTGTTGAACGCTGAAAAGAATAATAAGATTCGTTTAGTCGAAATAAACAATTATTATGGTGATAAATATGCCGAACATGGTAATTTAATGAAAATAATAATTTTCACATTGGTTCCAATAATTATTTTAGCGTTATTAAACAATCATGGTATACTACCAAGTTCAATTTATTATGGTTTAACAATGATTATCGCTGCAATTGGCGGTTATTTCTTTTGGTTGCGTTTTGGTTCTATCATTAGTCGCGATAATATGAATTATCAAACTTATGATTGGTATTTTGATCCTGCCAGTGCGCCCGGTCCTGTCTCTAACAGCGCTTCAGGTGAAGATCCTTGGAATACTGGTTATGGAACTTGTATTGGCGATGGGTGTTGTTCCACTGGTCTAACTTATGATGTTTCATTAAACCAATGTGTTATGCCTACTATTTCTAGTTCTATTACTACAGCAACAGCAACGACACCTACTACTGCGACACCTACTACTACAGAAGGGTTTACTGAAAGTATGGTTGAATCTGTTCTTACCAAGAAAGATCCTAATAAAAAATATAAAAATGACGTCGCATTAAACAGCGAGACATTTATTAAACCAAGTACATCAAATAGTTTTATTTATAAAAATTAATAATTATATAATTATTGTATGAAATTCTTATAATTATATAATATAGTATGAGTTGTCAACAAAACTATAATAATTTATTACAACAAAATCAAAAATTAACTAATCAAATCAATCAGATTAAACAAAATAGTAATAATTTAGATAAGTTTAATTCTATGATTGATCAAGCAACGCAAGCCATTTCTTGTGGACCTGATTGTCAGAATCAACAAAAAAGCGAGCAACTTAAACAACAATATTTGAATGCAAAAACTAATTTAGCAACAGCGCCAAATAATGTATATGTTTCTAGAAAAAATTATATTGTCTATGAACAAGGACAACCAGCGTACGACCAATTAATAATTTCTGAATTAACAAAGAAGGCTGAAACATTATCATCATACTATCAAACAAATTTTGATACCGAATCTAAAAATATAAATTTTAATATAGATACTTATTCGGGTTTACTCATTAATATAGTAAATGTTTTTGATTTATATTTAAAATATAAAAAGGAGAATATTGAATTGCGAAAACAATTAAAAGACGAAACCAATGATATTTTAACAAATGATAGGAAAACATATTACCAAGATCAAGGAATTAACAATTTAAAATTCTTTTATCATTATTTCCTTTTATTAATCTATATTATTGTTGTATTATGCTATGTAGTATATAATTTTATGTATACAACACAATTAAGTCTTTTAGTAAGAATTATTCTTTTTATTGTAATGATTTTATTGCCATTTTTTTCAACTTGGATATTAGAAAAAATAATTTCTTTTATTTATGATGTGTATAATTGGTTACCCAAAAATGCACACAAACAAATGCAGAAATAAAAAATAATATTTTATTTTATGAAAATATTATTTGTTTTTTATATTTATTATATTTAATTTTCTACTTCTTCCATCTCATCAGTAGTAGGATATAAGATTTTTACACATGTCCAACAATTCGATTTATATAATCCGGGAAATTTCTTATCCATATAGTCATATAATTCTTGACCCTTTGGCATCTTTTTATTAACTCCTTGCTCTTGTTGAAACCAAAATTTAAACTGATTTGCCAATTCGGTCTTCTTAATCTTATCCTTCGGATTACCAGTTTTCTCAACAAATTCAGCAATAAACTTCGAAATATGATCTTGGCATTTTCTGTATTTATTTGAAGAATTCATTACGTATTCCGAGTCAGCAACAATACCTTCTGTCTCAAAAGCGCGCTTTACTAACATACTCGCAAATATCGGCGCTAAAGACGGCAATTTATCTTTTAATGATTTATCCTTTGTATACACATAGGGTGTTTCATCTGTATGTTGTTCACCTTCATCAATAAACTTAGATAAGAAATCTACTTTTCTAATACGTCTCCATGTTCCATCATCATTACTTTCAATATCAAACAAATTATTTGTACAAACAACTAAATTAAATTGTGGTTCGAAAATTTCTGATTCAGAATACAAACCACGCGCTTGAATTGGATCACCACCGGTTAATTCTTTCATAATACCTTCATTTAATTTTACACTTTTTGACGGTTCTTGCATAACCGCATATCTTACACCTTTTAATTTCAAAACTTCGTCAGATGTTCCTCCAATTAAACCACGTTTTTCTGTTACAAGTGTAATCGGAACAGTCCCTTTATATTCACCTAATGTAACTGACATTAAATCCGCAATAATTGATTTACCATTACTACCACTACCATGATAAACATTAAATGTTTGATTCTTATTTGATCCGATTAAACATGACGCTAAATGGTCCCACATATATGTTAGCAAACTTGGAATTGGAAATAATTTTTCCATAAATTCTAATATAGCATTGGAAGTTTCCTTTATTTCGGGATTTTCTAAATCATAATGTACATAATTTATACGTGTAGTTTTAGTAATATAATCTTCCGGATAACCTTCTCTAAAAATCTTATTATTAAAATCAACAACACCATTATTAAAACATAACAAGTGCTTATTTGTATCCATACTTCTCACAAATTCACCATCATAAAACAACTCCATCGCCTCCCTCATAATATTATTTTTATCATTTGTCTTTTTTAATCGCAATTTTACTTCACCAATAAGTTTAATTCTTTTTTGAATAAAAAGCGCTCTGTCATCACTTGGTTCATAATGATGATATTCATCAGATAATCGGTTAATTTTATTTGAATATAAATCATACATATATTTGGAAATTGCTTCACGAAGACTTAAACCTTTATCCATTACCCATCTATGATTTTTAAATGTATACCAAATTCCTTTCTTATCATAACTGATACAAACATACTTGTCCTTATACATTTGTTTTAAAACCTGCGCTAAATCATACTCTGTTTGCGTATTTAATGATTCTTCAATATAGAAATCAATTGATGTATTTTTTACCTTCTCGTAACCTTCAAAATTATCTTGCTTAACCCAATACATTATCGAGCGTTTTGTAATACTATCTTTCGATTTATTAAAATATTTCTTCCACTGATGATATAAATCTGGTATTGTGCTGTAATCAAAATCGGATGCTTTGCTTCGAAGTTGCACCCATGATAAGAATAATCGCTCGTCTGTATTCTTTAAAGCAAACGCAACTTGTCTATTCAAAGTATGAGATCCAGGTTCATAATATTTTTCTGGTAATTGTTGAGCGTAATAATGAGTTTCACGAATTTCATATTCTGTTGGTTTAAATTGCTTCAACATTATTTCTACTGCTTTATCCAATGTTTGTTTGTCTTTTATATCATGTAAACTAATCGATTCATTTTCAGAATCTTCTTCATCATCTTCAACAAGCAAATTCATCTTTGTTCTACTAGTCATTTTTTTTATTTTATTTCCTTTGTTTTCTGATTTACTCTTGTAACTATCTAAAATTTTTGGATTCATTGTAAAACTTGGACAATTCTCGTTTTGCACTGATAATTTAATAAAATTATTTTTCAAATCAAAATCACTTGCTTTCATTTCTGTCATTGTAAATTCACCATCTGATTTATCATAACCTATTATAAAATGTTGTGTCAATTCATACGCTTCATTGTTTGGTTTTCTTGAACCAAATAACTGCCAGTTTGTAGTTCCCTTACTGATACCTTCGTCTAATACAGAATCCCATGTATTAATTAATGGTAGATCCCAAATTTCAGGCAATTTACTAATTATTTTATCACGAATCATGGTCTGAATTATATTATCAATTTGAATTCCGATAATCATATGTATACCATCTTTTGTTACAGAACCATCTGCTAACCTATTTACGTTTGGTTTTTCAAATATAAATATATCAAATGGTTTATTTTCCTCAAATACAAAATATTCCTTAATTTCTTCCAAATACAAAAGTATCATATCCTGAATATGCTCTTTTGTATGTTGTCTTGCTTCCACATCATGACTATATCTAAAGTCAAAATCGACTGCCATTGGTCCATTCTCTATTTGTTTCTCTGTTAAATATTCCTTATTATTTTTTACAAAAACGTGATCATAATATAAACCATGAAATAATGACAAATCTTCCTTTGGAATTACATAAGCGCCACCATAAATGTTTAATTCTTTATCACCAATTCTTGTATGAGTAAACTGCGCGCCTAAATTTGCCTTGGCACTATGCTTTACTAGAAAATCTTTTAAATCTTTAAATTGTGACGATGTATTCATTGTATTATTCATTGTTGTTATAATATAGTAATATTTTTCTATTTCATTTTTTTTATAATTTAATAAAATTTTCAAAAATATATTTTTACGAATTTCAATTTTAAGACCGTTTACAATTTAAATATTTATAAAACATATATAAAAATAATGTAAGTAATATATACACTAAACAAAAATATGAACATTATTATATCCAAAGATACAATTTCACGTTTATTGAAAGATGTTAAACAAATTTTTAAAAACCCGTTGATTGATAATGGTATATATTATATACATGATGACACTGATATGATGAAAGGTTATGCGTTAATTATCGGTCCTTCAGATACACCTTATTTCGGTGGAAACTATTTTTTTGAAATTACATACCCTACTGATTATCCTCACAGTCCTCCAAAAGTAAAATATTGTACCAATGGAAATGATATCCGATTTAATCCAAATTTATATAAATGTGGCAAGGTTTGTGTATCTTTATTAAATACCTGGAGAGGTGACCAATGGACGTCTTGTCAAAGTATTTCTACGGTTTTATTAACGTTATGTACATTACTTTGTAATAATCCATTATTAAATGAACCGGGTGTTTCACCATCTCATAATGATAATAAACCTTATAATGAAATTATTCAATTTGCGAATTTAGATGTTGCTGTTTGTGATATTATTACAAAAAAATCTGGAGTATATTTACCATTTTTTGACCTTTTTTACCCATTTATTAAAGAAAACTTTATTAAGAATTTTGATAAATTGTTGGCATTTGCTGAAAATAAATATACAACTGAGTATTCTGAAATAACGCTTTTAAAAACAGGTTATTATTCAATGAGTATCAATATTAATTATAAAAAAGTTATTGAGAAATTAAAGGAAACTAAGGTTTTTGTTGAAACTTTGTAATTTTTAAATTATTAATATTAATTCAAAATTAATATTATAAAAGAAAATTGAAATAAATAAATATTGTAAAAGTATAATATATATAACAACATGCATTTCTGTTCTAACTGTTCCAATATGTATTACATTCGCATTAATAGCGATGACCCGAATAGTCTCGTTTATTATTGTCGTCAATGTGGCAATGAAGATAAATTTATTGCTGTAGATAATGTGTGTGTATCCAAAGTTCAAATTAAAAAGAGTGAACAGTCATTTAACCATATTATTAATAAATATACAAAACTTGATCCTACTTTACCTAGAGTTAATAACATTTTATGTCCTAACCCAGATTGCGCAACAAATACAAAAAATGATACTAGAGAAATTATTTATATAAGATATGATGATACTAATATGAAGTATATTTACTTGTGTTCAACATGTGATACAGTTTGGAATACAAGTGACAAATCATAAATTACATACTAGTTTGCGTTGAATTATAAAAAATATATAATTATTTTTTTTATAAAAGAAAATTGAAATAATTTATTTAAAAGTATCTTTAGTAAATATAGTAAAATGAGTGACGACGAATATTATTCTCAAAATAACGATTCTGATTCAGACAATGATTCTGAAATTATTACAAAATCAAAAAATTCTACTTTAATAAAACCCAAATCTGGTTTAATGGGTAATAATAATTTAAAAACAAGTGGTCCAAATGTTGATGATGATTCTGAAAGTGATGAAGATAATGAAAATGATGAAGATGATGAAGATTTAAATCAAATTGGTGGTATTGGTGATGATGATGATCAAGAAGAAATTATGTCTAATGTCTCTTCTGATGATGATGAACCTGAAGAAGAAGAAGACGAGGAAGAGGAAGAAGTTGGTGAAGAAATAGGTGAAGAAAATGTAAATAAAAAACCTATAAAGACTAAAAGTAAAAAACCTGTACAAATTGATTTGCCTTCAGACGATGAAGATGAAGATTACGATGATTCGTATTTACAAAAATTTGACTCGGAAGTGACAAAAAATTATATCAATGACTTTCATCCGGAATGTTTAATTCAAAACTATGATGAAATTTCCAAACTGACAAGCGTTGTCAGAGATGCGAATAATATTATTATTGATCCACTACATAAAACAATTCCGTTTTTAACAAAATATGAAAAGGCGCGCGTACTCGGACAAAGAGCAAAACAAATTGAAGTCGGTGCAAAACCATTTATTAGTGTACCTGAAAACGTAATAGATAGTTATGTTATTGCTGAACTCGAATTACAACAAAAACGTATTCCGTTTATTATTCGACGCCCGATTCCTCACGGAGGTTTTGAGTATTGGAACATACGTGATTTAGAGGTGATTGGATTTTAAATATTTACAATTTATTTAAAGATAATACTACTATTATATTTAAATGTATCGGGAATCTCATACAATTTTAGAATATCTTTGGCTTGATGGAAGTAGTAACAGAAGAAGTAAAACAAAAATAATAAATTATACTATTCGCAATCTAGATGATATTCCAATTTGGAATTGCGATGGAAGTTCTACTGGTCAAGCAGACTCAAATGGTAATACAGAGGTAATTTTAATGCCTTGTAATTTTTTTATTAATCCACTTGTAAACGTCAACTCTACTAGTTACGATAGTTATATTGTATTGTGTGAAACTCTTGATATTAATATGATACCTTTACCTAGCAATCATAGACGCAATGCTATTAAAATTTTTAATAAAGGATTAGATGAAGAACCATGGTTTGGTATTGAACAAGAATATATTATGATTCATAAAAATGATAATAGTAATAATACAACTTTAGAAGGCAGACATTATTGTGGTACACAATTAAATAGTATAGAAAGAAAAATTGCCGAAGAACATATGCGCGTTTGTTTGTACGCCAAAATTAAATACGCTGGATTAAATTCTGAGGTTACACAGAGTCAATGGGAATACCAAGTCGGACCTTGTGAAGGCATTGAAGCGGGTGACCATTTAACTGTTGCGAATTTTTTACTAGAAAGAATTGCCGAAAAATATGATGTGGAAATTTGCTATCATCCTAAATTGTATCATGATAAAAATGGCACAGGTTGTCACACGAATTTTAGCACATTAAGAACACGTTCAGAGGACGGTATTGAAGAAATTTATAGATGTATGGAAAAATTACACTATAAACGCTGTGAGCATATTGCGGTTTATGGCAATGACAACGATAAAAGATTAACTGGAATACATGAGACGTCGAGTTATACCAATTTTTCTTATGGTGTTGGAACTCGTAATACATCGGTTAGAATCCCATCTCAAGTTGCAAAAGAAAGATGTGGATATTTTGAAGATAGAAGACCTGCTGCTAATTGTGATCCTTATCAAGTAACATCCATTATTTTTCAGACATGTTGCCTAGAATAAATTTAATTCTTCTATTGAATTATATTTATTGTATGAAGCAGTATGTATATTAATTTATAATTATATAATTATCTTTATCAACTATAAATCGTTTGTCCCATCTAAATGCCGTCCGAATGCTCGTTTGATCTTCGTCACAATATAACTTAACAATTATAGCATTTACCTCTCCAGTTCGTCGGTTTCCCCGTCTGAAGACATGTTCTATATCTAATATTCTATATTTTTTCCCATCTTTAATATATGTCCGATTTCTGCGGACACTTAAAGCACGTATAGTATTTTTTCTTCTACATTCATCGTAATGATTTCTATAGTATTCTAAACGATCAATTTCCATTTGACATATAAAACATTTTATTATTTTTTCGTCTTCTTCTTTTTGTTGTGCTTCTTCTATATTTTTATCATCAGTTTCTTTTTCCATTTTTATAAATATAATTAAAATTATTTATATTATTTATTATAATTTATATAATTATTACAGTGAAATTACTACATAATGTAAAGAAAAATCGGTTTTTCAATCCCAAAAAAGTTTACTACACATGTAGTATCGATGTTTTTGAAATTCCAAGATTATTTTGGAAAATCGATTTTTGGACATTTATTTTTGTCCATTTTTGAAAAATGAAAATACTTTTCGAAAATTAAAAATAGTGAAAATCTGAAAAAATGCTAAGACCATAAAAAAATTTATCGTCTGGTCGTTGAAAAAAGTTTTTCAAATTTGTGACGATAAATTTTTTTCTTGAAATATCTTATAAATTAAAAAGAATTTAGGAACTTTTTTTGTAGTATTAATATACTACAAATGACTACATTTTTAGTTCCGAAAAGTTCGGATAATTTTGTTTGCGAAAAATGTAACTATGTTACGTGTAGAAAATCACAATACGAACGACATTTGTCCACATCTAAACATCAAAATACTACAAATACTACAATTTTAGTTCAAAAAAGTTCCGATAATTTTGTTTGTGAATGTGGAAAGGAATATAAACATCATTCTAGTTTATGGAATCATAAAAAAAAATGTCAAATAAATAATGTATTAACTACCGAAGAAATGTCTAATCAGATAACACCTGAATTAATTATGAGTGTTTTACATCAGAATAAAGAATTACAAACAATGTTAATAGAACAGAACAAAACAATTATTGAATTATCGAAAAATAATAGCATGACAAATTGTAACAATACTACAAATTCACATAATAAATCTTTCAACTTAAATTTCTTTTTAAATGAAACTTGTAAAGATGCTATGAATATTATGGATTTTGTTGATTCATTGAAATTACAATTGTCTGATTTAGAAGATATGGGACAATTAGGTTATGTAGATGGTATTTCAAAAATAATTGTAAATAATCTAAAATCACTTGATGAAAACAAAAGACCTGTTCATTGTACTGATACAAAGAGAGAAGTAATGTATGTAAAAGATGAAGATAAATGGGAAAAAGAGGATGAAAATAAACCTAAAATGCGAAAAGTTATTAAACATGTTGCACATAAAAATACCAAATTATTTAAGGATTTTAAAGAAAAATATCCCGGTTGTGAGAAAAGTGATTCAAAATATTCCAATAAATATGATAAACTTATTATTGAGGCAATGGGTGGCAAAGGTGATAATGACGCTGAAAAAGAAGATAAAATAATAAAAAAAATTGCCCGAAATGTTTGCATAGATAAATATATTGAATAACTTTTTACATTTCAACATACTATTGTTTTAGTATCCTTTGTTATTACACAACCAGGTACATTTGTTTTTACAATATTAATTATTTTTGTATATATAATATTTACATTTTTCATCGATTTCAACTTATTTGTATTATTTTTACAGAGTAGAGCACCTGTAGTAATAATATAACGCATTTCCTTTTTATTAATGTCTGTTGGAACTTGGCAAACTACATGACACGATGATAATTCTGATGCATGAAACCATAAATCATCATTTGAACCTTTGTCAATTACTTCAAAATTCTCATTTTGGTTTTTTCCAATATAAAATGTAACTTCTCTCTTTAACGCATCTATAAATATATTTTCTGTCTTCATTATTGTTATTATATTACAATATATGTATTATAATATAATCAATTTTATTATATTATATTTTTACAATAAAAAGTGTATAAATATATTTATAAATTATATAGTAAATGTTTAACCAAGTATTTGATAAAATTTATAGATATTTCTTAGTTATATATGAATCATTTATACAAAAAAAAGACAAAAAATCTATTCATAAATATGAAGAATGTGGTGATGAAGAATATCTTTATTTCAATCAAGAAGAACATTTAATATATTCGGATAAATCAATTGATAGTGATAAAGATTTGTAAAATGATTTGTAAATAGTTTAAAAATTAATATATAAATTATTATATAAATCTATGAAAGTAGCGCTATGTTTTATTATTAGTTATGAACATATTTTAAATAAAGAAGAAATATGGAAAAAATGGATTGAACCTAATAAAGATATTATTAATGTTTATTTTTATTATAAAGACATTAATAAAATCAAATCACCATGGATTATGAATCACACGATACCACCAGATTATATACATGAAACCAGTTATTTTTATGTTATTCCCGCGTACTTATCTATATTAAGTTTCGCTTTAAACCACGACGTAGAGAACCAATGGTTTTGCTTATTGACAGATTCTTGTTGTCCAATTGTCTCTCCACGTCGGTTCAGATATTTGTTTTTTAATTATTATAATAAAACACTACTAAGTTGGAAAAGAGCGTGGTGGAATGTTAGTTACCATAAAAGAGCAAATTTACGATATCTTCCAACAGAACTCCATTTAGGAAATGATCCTTGGTTTGTTATGAAGAGAGAAAATGTATTACAAACAATGCATTTTGTTAAAACTCAACAACCCATTGTAAAAACCATTTGTGAAGGTGGTCTCGCCAACGAAAGTCTATTTGGTATTATAATGTGTGCTTGCAAACAATTAGAACCAAATGGATCCGTCATTTCAGCAGTAACTCATTTGACCGATTGGAGTCGTATGTCATCATTTACGAGTCCACATATGTTTAAAGATGCAAACAGCGCGGATATTAAATTTATCGATACTGAATTGGATAAAAATAAGTATGCTTTGTTTATTAGAAAAATGGCGCCGGAATTTCCTGACGAAATATTGATGAATTATATTTATCAAAAAAATAAAGCGCGAGATGATAAATTGGTAATAATAATGCCACCATTATTTATGTATTTAAAAATAAAAAAATATTTGTATTATTTTACTTTGTATGGAGTACCATTATTCTTTTTTTATATCGTTTTTTTTCATCTGATATAATAATCCTGCTACATCAATTTTCAATAATTTCTCTTTTTCCTCTTCTGTGTCATAGTTCTCATTAATAGAACCATGATATTCTTCTTGTAAATTTTCTAGTAATTCGGGCATAGAATCAAGAAATATATCCTTGTAAAAATCTAGTATCATTTCATAACATTTTAGTTCTGTTGTAGGTATTTTGTATTCCATGTTAGGATCTTGATAATTTTTGGTTTTAAGTAAATCCAATAAGATTATTAGCGTCCATGTTTGACAAAATACATCGTTTGTAGTTGATTGCGCTGGTCTTGAAAGAGGAATAAATTTGAAATCATAACCCTTTGATTCCAAAAATGGTTTGATTACTTCGTGAGTAATTTCGGCGTAGTAAATTCCTATAAAATTCTCTTCATCTTTGTCATATGCTGGGTCAATTGCATACGCTTTTTTATTGTCATTATCTACGATAAATGTCTGAAAATGGGTTTCATTGTCTTCGTTATTTTGTTGCACATTTGTGGCGGTAAATACAACATTATCGTTTTTTAAATTTATGATATATTCCAAATAGGTCTCGATTTCTTTAAATTTATCTTGTCGTGTTTTTCTTTTTTTGACAAAAGGGTTAAATGTCCTGATATCCTTTTTCAACTTATGTTTTAAATGTGGGAATTTCTCGACAATTATGTAGCGGCGTATACTTTCATCACCCAACAATATTTTGATTGAATGAAGAAGCCAACTAATCGATAACTCCTTGAGTGACATTTTAATATTTAAGTTATTTATTTTTATATTATTTTAAAATTGTATAAAAATAATTTCATTTTTATTTTATTTTTATTTAAATAGATTGTAATATTTATATAAAATGGAGACTACTACTACAAAATGTGTATCTTGTAAATCAGATATCCTTTTAGAAGATGCTATGCTTTTACACTGGTGTGATAAAAAAGTTATAAGTGAAACAGAAGAAGATAAAAAAGAACCACAACCTTTATTATGTAAAAATTGTACTTTCATATGTGACAATTGTAAAGTCAGTGGATGTGATAAATGTATAAAAACTTTGTGTTCTACTTGTAATGTTAGCATGTGTAGCGAATGTAAAAATAATGATAATGATATGTGTGGATGTTATGGAAAATGTTACACTTGTGGAAAAGATATAAATCGCGCTATTTCAGGATCTTCTTATTGTGAATGTGGAATATGGAGTTGTTCTGATTGTAGGAAAAGCGACAAAAATCCTTGTAATGAATGTGGAACACCAATTAAAGAACCAGAAAAAGTAGAAGAAAAAGTAGAAGAAGTAAAAACTACATTTAATTGTGAATCTTGTAAAACCACACATCCTTTAGAAAAAGCAATTCGTTGTGAATTGTGTAACATAAATGATGAAGAAGATGATGATGAAGAAGATGATGATGATGATGATAATGGTGATGATAATAAAGATGATGAAGATGAAGATGAAGATGAAGATAAAGATAAAGTAAGTGTAGATAGTTGGGATGGGAAAATCAAGCATTTATTCTGTAAAAAATGTACTCTTAAATGTGACGCTTGTGGAGAGAGAGGATGTAAAGAATGTGTTGAGTTTGTATGTTGTGATTGCGGTTACAATATGTGTTATGAATGTAGAAATAATGAAGTAGATTGTGGTTGCTATGGACACTGTTATAGTTGCGGAACAGATGTTGATCGCGGTTCAGATGGTTGGCCTTGTGGCGAATGTGAAAAATGGTATTGTCGCGATTGTAGGCGATATGATAATCCTTGTAAAGAATGCGGACCTGAATCGGAAGAAGAAGAGGAAGAGGAAGAGGAAAATTAAATTTCTTTGTTTATAATATAATAACAAATGAGTATTTTGAAAAGAGTGCCTGATAAAACAACTTATTCACATATAGATGCGCGTCGTCAGTTTTTTATTGATAATGCTAATTCTGAAAAATACTATTATATGCCGGTTGGTGATAATCAAGGAGACCGGAATAGAAATACATTAGTCCCTTTAGGAACATTTTTGGGATTTATTGATTATCGCCCCGCACCAGGTGGATACGGAAGGATCCAGGTTATGGATGGCATTAATTGGACTGAATATTATATGCGTTTTTCAAATCCTCCATATAATAGTGAAAATGAACACGGTCCCATTCATATGAGTGTTCATCCATTAGTTTATACTGATCATCCTCCGGCAGCAGGAAGCGTTCCCTTACATTATTATGATTATGTTCAAATGAATAATCCAGAAGCATTTGATGAAAATGGAAGACCAACGTATGATGAACGTTTCCCAACTGCTTTCGGTGATGGAGTAACTGGATGGGGTACTCAGATGGTTATACCTCATGAAACTGAACAATTGCGAAATTCAAGACTTGGTGCCGCAAACTTTGTTGCTAAGAGAGGAGGAAAGAAAACACTAAAACGTAAAAATAGAAAATCAAATAAAACAAGAAAGCATAAAAAAAGACGAGGAAGAAAATAAATAATTAATAAATGAATAAGTTTATTATAACCAAAAGTATTAATATTTAAAACTATATATTTTTGAACATCATATCAAAAATCTTAAATGGATCACCATTCGTATCATTAGTCTTATTATATTGTTTATTCATTTGCTCCTCAAACTTGTCTAAAATTTTGTTCTGTTTTTTCCACTCATCCTTCTTCGCTTCACCCCACGCGTGGTTATAAACACAATTTAATCTCTTACGGTCTTCTTCATTCTTTGGTATAATATCTTCAAACCGCCATTCTCGTGTGTCTTCTTTATTTGTTACCTTTATATGTTGTAGTAATTGTCCCTGAATAATCCCATAATCATAGACCCTCTTAAGTCTTTCTCTATTATCATCGGGAAGCAGTGAATATAACGGTGGTTTTTTCCAATTAAATAAATATTGTCCAATTGTTTGTTTTTCTGATTTATCTCTCATCTGAATTGTGTAATAATAATCATTTCCGTCTTTGTGTATTTCAATAACTTTGACGTATTCAGGGACATCTGTTTTATTTTTTTGATACCAATAATGATGTTTCTCAAGAGGAACATCTATTGAGTCAGAAATAGTAAATTTAATATTTTCACTCATTTTATTTATTTTATAACTTTCTAAAATAAACAAAACAATAAATCAATTTTATTATAAAATATAATAAATGATTTACTGTAAATTTATAACTTTTTACAAAACTATAACACAAATTGATTTAAAAATATCTTCTGATTGATTATATAATGGACGAATTACAATTATTAAAACAAGAAAACGAAGAAATGAAAAATAAAATTATCGAGTTAGAGGAACGATTGAAGAAGTATACTGCGCCTCAAAGACATAAAAAATATTATGAAAGTCACAAGGAAGAAATTTTGGAAAAACAAAAAGAATATGTAGTTTCATCTGAAAAAAAAAAGGAATATGCGAGAAGAGCATATTTAAAAAAGAAGGAAAAAAATATGGTTTAAAAATGTTTTATATAATTATCCGTATAATTATATAAAAAGATAATCTTTAGTAATAGTATAAGAAAATATGGGAGGAAAACATAAGAAATGTAAATATATTAATGGTTGTTTATTAATAGCGTCATTTGGTTACAAAGATGGCACAGGAACACAATTTTGTTCCAGTCATAAGGAAGAAGGAATGGTTAATTTATTATGTAAATTGTGCGCTTGTGGAACTTCAAGACCTTCATATAATTATGAAGGATTATCTGCTAATTTTTGTAAAGAGTGCAAAAAGGAAGATATGATAAATGTAAATGATAAAAAATGTAATTGTGGAAAAGTGAAACCAACGTTTAATCATGAGGGATTAAAACCACGTTATTGCGCGAGTTGTAAAGAACCAGGTATGATAAATGTAGTAAACGAACCTTGTAAATGTGGAAAAAGTTCGAGACCAATTTTTAATTTTAAAGGATTAAAACCGGAATATTGCTCTATATGTAAAGAACAAGACATGATTGATGTAAGACACGCAAGATGTAAATGTGGCAAATTTCAACCTAGTTTTAATTATGAAGGGTTGACACCAGAATATTGTAAATTGTGTAAAAAGGAAAATATGTTAATGATTCGTAAGCGGTTGTGTATTCAATGTAAAGAAGGACAAGCAACATATAATTTATTTGGTGAAAAAGCAAGATATTGTAATCAATGTAAAACAAATGATATGATAAACGTAATTGATAAGTGTAAAAACGAAACTTGTACCAGTTCAGGAAATATCAAATATAAATATTACTGTACGTTTTGTTTCCAACATTTATTTCCAAATGACGAAGCTGCTAAAAATATAAGAAAAAAGACTAAAGAGAATTATGTTAGAGATTATTTAAAAGAAGAGTTTGATGGGTTTATACATGATATACCATTGTGGACTGGTAATTGTGATTGCTCTCATCGTAGACGAATTGATTTTCGGAAATTAATTGGTAATACTTTGTTATGTGTAGAAGTAGATGAATACCAACATAAAAGATATAGTGAAAAAGATGAGGAAATGCGATATGATGATTTATATATGATTCATGGTGGCAAATTTGTTTTTATTCGTTTTAATCCTGATTCATTTACAAATAATTTAGGAACTAAAAAGGATCCTTATATGAAATTACGTATGGAGTATTTGAAAGATGAAATTAATAACCAAATCAAAAGAATAAATAAGGAAAAAAATAAAGAATTACTAGAAATCAAATATTTATTCTATGATGGATTTGATTATAATTTATAAAATTTTATCGTCACAAATTATTTTAAGACTTATTGTGTTTTGAACCGATTACCACAGTCCAGACAGGTCACAAAAATTGTACTTGGTTCGTCCGAGCTTCTTGTTTGCACGGACATGAAGGTACATTTTTTAGATTTACATTTGCGACACGTAAATGTGTCTGTAGACGCTTCAATATTACTCTCAAATTTGTTAGCGTCTCGCTTCGATTTGGCGTCAATAAGCGCTGCCCATTTATCAGGATTGAGTTCAGGATGAGTCATAAACGCAACAACATGAGGTTTAACTGACCCAGATGTGATTTGCTCGATAATCGTATCATTTAAATTCATATAAATAGTGCGTAATCGGTCAATATAAATTTGTACGAAATACTTATTATCCCATTTTTTTACAATTTTGCGCTGGTCTGCTTCCTTAAGAGCATAATTGAATATACCTTTTTCTAAATTGGAACTATTCTTTTCATTTTGTAATTTTTCGTCTATTTTTTTACGGATATTAGAGCGAAATAACTCAGGATTTTCGATTTTGCGAGATGACATATTTATTGATTTACATACTATAATTATATTTAAATCAATATCAATTTTATTTATTAGTCACCTTTTTAAAGGTGGCGTCAAAACTTCGAGAAAAGATGGTATCAAAGAATCAAAAGTAAAAAAAATTGAAATATATTTAAAACAATTATATATAACATAAATATAACAATGAATGCTGTTTATGTTAAATATATTAAAATGTATGGGAACTTCTCACATATCCTCAATATTGAAATTGATGATTGTTTAAGTGCAGATGAAAAAAAACAAATTCTTTTGGATATATACGTTTTAATAAACGAAAAAGATATTATAAAAAGTGTTTCAAACACGAATACGTGTGTTAAATGGAGAACTATTGATTTATACCATTATTTTACGGTTGATAATCTCTTTCTTGCAGATAAATCAATTTACGAGCACACTAAATTATTATTAAATGACATCAAGAAAATTAAAAATAGTGATAAAATCAATATTATTCTTAACAAACCGATTACAAATTCCATCTGTATAATGTAAATTACATCCTTAATTTTCATTAAATAAATAAGGATGTAAACTTTTTTATATTTATTTGGTTCCACATTTTTTACAACTTTTAACACATTTCAAACACCGGTTTTATATTAAAACCCTGAAAGTTTTTTCCCTAATTCATTTAAAATAGGACTTTCAATAGGTGTTATTTCTGGAAGTATTCCACCATAAGTACGAGGATGTTTCGGGAATAATTTTATTTTACAAGGATAATGACTTGTTATGCGATTTTCATTAAACGCTTTTTGTTTCTTTTTTAAGTTTACTTTATTACATAAAGAACGAGGCATATAACATAAATATATAACTGTTCTAATATTTGGAATTATTCGTCTTTTATCTGCTTCAATGCCACAGTGTATAGTTCTACTATCCCAAAATACAAGAGAACCTTTCGGACATTTAATATTTTTTATACTACAACCTTTATCATTATAAAATATTTCTTGTTCTCTCGTTAATTTATACCAATCAGATTTATCTGTCATATTATATGCTTCTTTAAACTCACCGTGATATTTATTACTTCCTTCCATAAACGATAAAGTTGCGTCATACTCATTAATATCTAAACCAGTAATAAAACTTTGTATACATTTAAATTCATTTGTTGTATATGATTGATCAGTATGATACCACGTATTGCCTCTATTCCAACCTCTTTTTGTTATCTCCGGCGGTAAATTAAAACTTAACCCATCAAATGAAACTAATAAATCGTTTATATCACACTCCCAAAAATGCGCAAATATTTCAACAATTTTAATATTTTGTCTTACATCCCAACACGCTTGTGAATGTCCTATACCCCAATGTTGTATTAACATTGAGTGTAGTGGATATAATTTATATAATTCACGCCAAGAATTTTTATCATTTCTGTTTATCGGCATTTCCCATTTTTGTGTAATATACTCAAAGAAATCCCAAACTTTATTAACCATATTATTACATTCATTTTCATCTAATACACACGGAATAATAGCAACACCATAATTCTCTATAGTTTGCCTTAAAGTTTCCTTTGTACAAACATACTTTTCAAATTCATAATTATTTTGGGTATCCATTTTGTTTAAATTAATTATATAAATATGTGATAAATTTAAATCAATTTTTTTGGTCGTCATTTAAAATGTTAAAAGGTGGATTTTATCTTCTATATCTCCTTGATTTCTTAGACTTTTTAGATTTTTTGGATTTTCTGGTTCTACGACGTGTTTTTCGTCGTATTTTTCCTCCATTTATT